TTATGGTATGCCTGAATTACCTTGTACTCATGACTTTGACCTTTTAGAGGAGGACGAGGACTTCGTTGAAGCTGCTGACACTGATGATGAATCAGATGCCAGTAGTGATTATACACTTGAAGCTAAGATTTTAAAGATTGCTCGAAAAGTCAACGAATCTCTTGGTAAGCCTACAGTCTTACCAGGTCCTCCTGATCATAAACTTAAAAAGAAAAGAGAAACGCCTACTCCTATACCTGTTGTCCAGGTTACACCATCAGCTATACCTAAAAAGCCGACCTTATCTGGTTTTAAAGCAGAGAGTGCCATACCAGGAAACCCTGCCAAACCATTAGCCCAAAATCACCCCTTATTAGTTACCACCAAGGATGGCCAAATAGTTGGTCATTCTTTTATTTGTGCATCTCACATGATAGTTTTACAACATGTAGCTAGGGATGCAGGTTGGGATGATGTTGCTTATGTTAGACAAAATGGCGTTGGCACACAGGTTAAGTTATCGAAACCTATCATCATCGATCTTAAAACTGGTGAGGATCGTCTGTTCATTTACCCAATAATTAACACGCATCTTGAATACACACCCATTAGCTCTATGGCGGTTCCGCCAGCTAGTGGAACATGTGTTATCTATGATGTTGTTAACTCACGAGAATCATCAGGAAATTTCAATGTTGATGAAGGTACTATAATTCATACATGTTCGACAACTAATGGCACCTGTGGAGCTTTGTTATGGGATCAAGGTAAAGCAATCGGAATACATTTTGGAGGAGGAAGTGGATCTAACTACGCATTAGCTTTCTCTGAAGAAGTTCTACAATTTTTTCGTTCGCAGTTACCGAAAACCAATAAAGCCAGCAGGAAAGAATCTGCAAAAGCCAGCAAAGGAAAACCTGGTCCTAAGGGACCTTCTACCCAAGGAGGTGAGGGAGAGGCGGCCGCGTCTGGCGCTGGGAGGGCGCCCGCTCCCGCGCAGTAAGTACGTTTTGTACCAGCTGTGTCATTATGGAGAAGAGCTTTATGCACCGGCTCCTCTTGATGACAACAGCGCTCTAAATGGTCTACTAAAAATAGACCATGATTTAATCCTGCTCGTTACTAAAGAAGAAACAGAAACAGTGTTACTTTGGTTAGAGCGTCTCCATGGGACCGACATGCAAGAACCTATGTGGTCTGTAGAAATAGTCATGGCTGAAATTAAGCTAGACAAAGCTGCAGGTCCACCTTTTAATTACATGTATGGCCCTTTAAAAGGCGATGTTCTCGAAAAAGTGTCAATTGAAGAGTTGATCGACCAATTTATGAATTACGATCAATACTCTGAAGGCACTTTAAAAGATGAACTTCGGCTTCTTGGAAAGGACGCTCGCCTATTTATACCATCACCACTACAGGTGGTTCTTATTGGAATGTTTCTTTTTGGTGCCCAAAATGAGGGCATTATGAAAACTCATAATCGTAAGCCAATTAAAGCAGGAATACAAGTACCAGGTGCAGATATGTGTTACCTTTGGTCTCATTTTCTTAAATTTATGGGTGACCCCCATAATGCACGTCGTTTACTTCAGGTCTTTTACGGACAAACTGATGGAGCTCAAAGTGATGCTCACTTTAGCCCTTGGATGGCATTTATTTGTAAGGAATTTCGAAAAAGTCACTTACACCCAGATTATCATGCCCTTGTAGAAAGGTATTACTCTCAAGTTTACCACTCTTGGGTATGCGTCCTGGGTTATGCGACGCAATTCTTTATGAATACATCAGGACAGTTTAATACGGCTATGGATAACTCACTTGGTTATTTAGCTGCTGTCATGCTACATGCCATTCGGAAGGGATACACCTATGATGAGTTCTTTAGCAATGTACTATTTGCAATCATGGGTGATGATATGATGTGGGCGTCATGGTTAGAAGGTTTCACACCCAAAGAACTTGATGCTACTTTTCAATCTCTGGGTATGTACCTTGAATCTCCAACTAATGACTCTTGTCCGTTCTTTGACCTATCCTTTTGTGGATCAAGTCCGATTATACGGCGTGTTGAAGATCAAAATTATCTTTTATACACAAACAAAATAGACCGTGCTTTGTCATCGTTCAACTATCACAAGCGCAGTGCTACGTCTGAAGATAAAATAGATCGCTTAATAGGTCTTACTATGACCGTTTTCGCTAATGAAGAAACTTATCTTTATTTAAGAGATCTAACCTACAAAGAGGCGAAGCGTCTGAATTGTGATAGGGTTGCCTTAGCTGCTCTTAATGACCACACTTTGTTAAAACTTTATTGTGGTTGGCAGTCTCTTCTAATTGACAGTTTCGATTTTTCTGCCAATGGGCAAAAGAATAAAGTACCCATAAAAGAGACAACCATAGCGATGGCTGCATTCATGGGAAAAATGGTTACAAGTGGACAGGCTCGTGGGCTAGCTACAAAAGCTTTCCGTGCGGGCAAGAAGATTAGACAGAACCGTATTGCTGCTGGCCGGCGTGTGTTCGCCCCAGGTATGTCGGGATATAACCGTGGTTGGATCAAGCGTAAAAGTGACCGTAAGGTTTCAAATAACGCCTCTGTGAAAACTATGAATATTCCGATGACTAAAAACGTATCATTGGGAACTAATACACCTAAGACACGTGAGCTCATAGGTTGTGATGTTACTAGCGGGGTTACAGTTGATACTATAGGTACTCAACCTGAAGCTGTAGCCTTATTTCCAACTAACTCCACCTTGTTCAACAAATTGGCG